CCGCTGGATCACCCACCCCGGATGGCGGGGGGAGGACCCGCGCGGGTGGGCGATCATCGAGCGGTGGCAATGGCCCGATCGATCGCGGCCGAGAGGTTTGTGTTGAAAACTCGCGCGACGGTTTGACGACCGACGCGCTCGAACGGGAAACGAGGGGCGTAGGTCGGCTGACGTTCGACCGTGAGGAAGTAGGGAAAGAGGCGACCGCGGGAGCGACGGTAGACGCCCGGGCCACGCTTGCCACCTCGGGGGGTGCCGATGAAGAAGCCGCCGGGGTCGGTGGTGGAGAGGCGAGATTCGATCTGACCGAACAGGTTGCGCTTCGGGTTGCCGGCGGCATTGACCGCGAGGGCGGTGGGCACCAGCTGGCGGTCCGGGAGGGCTGAGCCAGAGGAGGCTGCGAGACCACGGATGAAGCCCTCGTACTCCTTCCAGCGACGCTGCCCGCCGAAGGACTGGGTGACGATGTAGGCGCGGTCGGGGGAGGGGAAGACCTCGGCGATGAGGTTGACCTTAGTGGACTTGGTGTAGCGGAAGGCGGAACGAGTGAAGGCAGTAGGGGAGGTGAAGGAGATGGCGGTCTGATCGCGGAAGGCGAGCTGGACCTGGCGAGCGGTCTGGTTGAGGGCGAGGGAGGAAGCGAAGGGGAGCTGATCGGTGACGCGAGCGAAGAAGCCCTGGGCGGCCGTGAGGCCTGATGTATCGAGATCGAGGCGGATCATGTGGGCCCAGGTGCTGAGGGAAGGGTAGGTGCGAGGTGAGCTTCCAACCTGTTCCAACCTCCGACCAACTTCCATTCGTGGGCTACGCGGGCCGTAACCCCCCTCTTCTCCCCCTTCTATTCTCCTTTTATCCTTTAGGTTAGAAGGTTAGATAGGTTAGAAGAAGGCAGGTGGGACAAGGGGTTTCGGCTTTCCAACCTGCTCAGTGAGGTTGGAAGAACACCCATTTGAGCCGGCCATCGTGGGTCGTGCGGCGCTTGGCCCAACCGAGCTCGCGCATGATGCTTCCAACCTGCATCTGGTCGGCACGGGTCTGGCGCTCGACCGGTTTCTGGACGGCCTCGGTGAGCAGCAGCTCGCTGGTGATGACGCGGCCGTGGTTGGCTGGAACGCGCAGCCAGGTCTCGATCGGATCGCGCCAGGGGTTGGCCAGCTGATAGGCCTCGTTCTCGTGGTTGACGGTGAGGGCGAGGTCGAGGGGGAGGTAGTTCTGTGCGCCGGCACGGTAGGCAGCGACCGCAGCAGACCAGATGGCGTCGCGCTCGGCGGCCAGGGTGCCGGTGTCGATGGGGTCGGCCTCGTTGCGGGTGGTGGGGATGACCCAGAAGCGGCGGTTGCCTGTGTCGTCGCAAAAGAGGCCTTCGGAGCGGTTGGTCGAGCCGACGATGATGCCGCGGCGCGGGTTGTTCTCGACGGCCTTGCCGTAGGGCGCGCGGAACAGGTCGGACTGGGTGGTGAGGAAGGCCTTCACCTGTCCGGCGTGCTTGCGGGAGGTGACGTGATCGAGCTCGGCCCATTCCATGATCCAGGAGCGGTGGAGCTTGAGGAGGTCGTCCTTGGAGCTGAGGTCGCCGAGGGAATCGGAGAAGAAGGGGCCGCCCAGGACGGACCAGAAGGATGACTTCCGGGCCCCCTGATCGCCGGAGAGGATGAGGGTGGTGTCGTGCTTGGTGCCGGGCTCGAACGCGCGCCTGACGGCCCCGATGAGGGTGCAGCGGAGCATGGCGTCGTAGAGGGTCGTCTGGCCGTGGGTGGCGTCCTCAGGCCGGAGGTAGGCGGTGGCGAGACCGTCGATGTAGGCCGGCTGGACGGTGGCGGCGACGTGTTCGAGGTAGAGGGTGACGGGGTCGTAGGGGTTCTCGCGGGCGACCTGGACAAGGGCGTCGATGGCGAGGTCCTTCGAGACCTTGAAACCCTGATCGGCGAGGGTGAGGTAGAAGCGCTCGGCGCCTTCGAGGGGAGCGCCATCGATCTCGACCTGCTGGTGGAAGGTGTTCCAGCGAATGCGCTGCCCGTCGGCGGCCTGGTGGCGGAGCATGAAGAGGAGCTCCGCAGCTTCGAGCTTCTGTGGCTTGGACAGCGCTGGGGCGTAGGGCTGCTGTGGGGGTTCCGGTTGGCTGGCCTGGCTGGCCTGCTCCTGCGGCCTGGGCGGCGGCAGGACGGTCCGTGCGGTGCGGGTGTGATAGCGGAGGCGGTCCTCGAGCTTGTCCTCTGGCGTCGAGGGCCTGCAGGAGCGTGACTCGGCCCCGTCGAAGCGCCGCCAGGCCTTCTTCTCGTCGAAGTCGCGGGCCTTGGCCCGGGCGGCCTGGACGTGGAGGGCGTAGGCCTGGCTGGCGCTGATGTCTGGGGTGTGGCCCTGAGCGCGAATCCAGGCCTCGGTGCCGCGAAGGTCGAGGGAGAGGCGGAGCTGGTCGTCGTTCCATGCGCCGGGCGTGCCGCCGGAGTCGACGAGGTCGCGGGAGTCGCGGGAGACGAAGTCGAGGAGCGGCAGGGTGGTGCCCTGGGGCGGTGGCGGCAGAGCGTCGGGCGTGAGCAGCGGTGTGGGTTCGGGGTCGGGCTGATCGAGCAGCAGCTCGATGAGGGCGGCGGGAGCGTCGACCAGGTCCTGCTCGGTGGGGCCGCGGCCGCGCAGCCACCGGTATCCAGAGGTTTCAGGATGAGCACCGACGACGACCGACTGATGGCCGGTCCATCGCAGCTCCAGCTGCTCGGCCTTGCCCTGGGCGTCGGTCGCGCCGGTCTTGAAGACGCGACGGCCTCGAAGGGCGGGCCAGAAGTCGGGGGGGATGCGGTAGATGATCTGGAAGCGACCGTCCTTGCCCGAGGTCATGGCGAGGGACTTGGGCAGGTCGCGGAGAGGTAGGCCGAGCTCCTCGAGCTTCTTGGTGGCGCTGATCCCGTCGTGATCGACAAAGAGGAGACCTGAGGGGGGCCCAGCGAGAACGCCGACGGCCTTGGCGCGACCGGCGCGGATCTCGGCGGCCACGTCCGCCTTGGTGAGGGGATGCTCCTGCCATGCGTCCTGGTAGGGGCGCTTGCGACCGTCGACAGCCACGAGGGGCCAGTCGTCAGGCAGAGCCTGGAGCTGCTCGAGGAGCTGAGCCGTCATTCGTCAAGGTCCTCGATGAGCGTGGCGAGGCGGTTGAGCTCGGCCTGCACGGTGCGGGAGGTGGGCCCTGGGAGCTGGCGAAGGGCGATGGCCCGCTGGCGGATCAGCTCACCGATGCGGCGACGCTCGTAGGAGACGCCGGCACACCAGGCGACGGAATCGCGCAGCTCACGAACGCGAGGGTCTGGGTGGGCGCTCATTGGCCGTCCTCCCACTGGCCATTGGGTGTGGCGTGAACGGTGTGGCTGGGGAACAGCTCTCGGGCGGTGAGCAGGACGCGGTCCTTGGAGACGCCGACGAGGGTGATGCGGATCGGTGGGATGCCGGGCCTGGAGGCGAAGACGGTGAAGGGCTGCGGGGTCATGCGATGAAGGCCGGCTGGTCGCGGTCGGAGAAGGTGTAGAGGTGGCCCGGGTAGGCGATGCGAGCGATGGCGATGGCCTGCTCGGGGGTCCTGGCGATGACCGGGAAGGTGAAGGGGCTGCTGCCTCGGGCATGGCAGCGGATGTCGTAGTGCTGCAGGGCGGTCATGCGCTGGTGGCCTCCAGGGCGAGCAGAACGCGCTTGCGGAGGATGCGGCAGGAGCGGACGACGGCTTCAGCGGCGGGGTAGGTCCAGCCGAGGCGGATGGCCTGCTCGGCCCACTGATCGGGGCGCTGGACGAAGGCGACGATGTCGGCGTCGGAGGGCTCGAGGCCGTTGTGGGCGGAGCTGTAGAGGTGCTGAGCACGGCGCAGCGCCTCGGGTGGGGTGTAGGGAGCCATGGGTGTGAAGGTGGACAGGCTGAAGCTAAGGGCAGCTGCGGGCCGCCGTGCTGGGGTTGTAACAGTCGGTCACATCCGAAGGATGGAGAGAGCGTCGGGGACGGAGCGGGCGACGCCGGCCATCCCGCCGGCCTGCTGCACGAGGCGGATGAAGGCCTGCTGCTGCTCGGTGGCGCGGGCCTGATCCTTGACCTCGACGGCGGTGAAGACGGCGACGCGCTGCCCGACCATGTCGGGCGTGATGACGATGGTGCGGAAGCCGATGAGGTCCGAGGAGCCGGGGCAGAGGCCGTAGCGCACCAGCTGGCCCTGGGCGTCACGAAGGGCCCCGACGTTGTTGCGCCAGAGGCGAGCGGGGCCGTTGCCAGCGGCCAGCTGGATCTCCGCCTGGATGCGGCGCTCATCCGAAAGCCGTGCCGCCATGTCGATTGCCTCGTGCTCGAAGGATGTGATCGGTCCAGCCACGGCTGTACCCACGCTCCAGTCTGATGGTCTCCAGTTCCTCGCGGGTCCGGGCCTGGCCGACCTGGACGCGCTTCTGTCGGGCGACGACGGCGGCCGGCAGCTCCTGCAGATCACCCTCGACGGTCTTCAGCTCGCGGCGTGCCTGCTCGACCTCGTGACCGCACTCGGGGCACGGATTGGCGGCTGATGGGATGGCGGAGAAGCAGGCGGGGCAGATCCGGACAGGGGGAGCATCGGACTTGCGCTTCTGGCCCTTGGGCCGGCCTTCGAGGGACCAGTCGCGGGGATCGGTGGGAAGGCCGTGCCTCAACGCGTTGCCGACGTGGTCGTTGACGATCGCGTGGGGCTTCCCGGGGCATGGCCTGAGCACCCGGCCGACCTGCTGCAGGTGGAGGCCCAGGGAGTCGGTGGGGCGGAGCAGGATCGCACCGGTGACCGATGGGATGTCGGTCCCTTCGGAGATGATGTCGCAGCTGGTGAGGACCTTCAGCTGTCCGGTGCCGAGGTCGGCGATGGTGCGGCGACGGATGCCGCGATCCATGGTGCCCTCGAGGGTGGCAGCGGCGATGCCCTGGGCGCGGAAGGCCTCGGCGACGGCCTCGGCGTGAGCGACGGAGCAGCAGAAGGCAATGGCGCTGCCGTTGTAGACGTCTGCGATGGTGCGTCGGTAGTGGGAGACGGCGTCGCCCATGGCCTGCCCCTGGCGGAGGATGCTGTCGGAGTCGGTCCGGCCCTTCTTCGTGTCGAACCGCTTCACGGCCGAGAGGTCGATGCCGGGGGGAGCGAAGACTCGAGCGCGGACGAGGAAGCCCTCCTGGGTGAGCCAGCCGGCGTCGGGACCCAGGATCATGGTGTCGAACTGATCGCCCAGGCCGCGGCCGTCGAGCCGCTCGGGTGTCGCCGTGACGCCGAGGACGTGGGCCCGGGGCATGGCGGCCAGCACCTTGGCCCAGGTGCCGGCGACGGCGTGGTGGGCCTCGTCGACGATCAGCAGCTGGAAGAAGTCGGGCGGGATGGTGTGGAGCCGGCGAGCGAGGGTCTGGACGGATGCCACCTGCACGCCCTGGCGCAGGTCCTGTCGGTAGCCGGCGGCGATGACGCCGTGGTTGCAGCCGATGGCGTGAAGGGAGCGTGAGGACTGATCGACCAGCTCCTGGCGGTGGACGAGGATGCAGACCCGGTTGCCGCGGATGGCGGCCTGCTCGGCGATGTGGACGAAGGTGTAGGTCTTGCCGCCGCCGGTGGGCAGGACGAACAGGACGCGGCGGTGGCCGGCCATGTAGGCGCCGCGGATCTCGGCAACGGCGGTTGCTTGGAAAGGTCGAAGGGAGACTGCCATGCAGGGCCTGGAATCGGGGTTGACCGTGACAGGAGGATGGCAGATTATCCCGCGAAATCAACGGATTGTGACGTTATGCGACGGGAAACAGCGGTAGGGGGCGGGAAGGGCCGGGAAGGCCTTAGGGTCATGAGCGACCCCCACAATTCACAGGATGGCCGATGCCTGAACTGATCCACCACGAGGGCCTCAGCAACGAGGACTACCACCGGCTCAAGGCCGTCTCGCCGAGCCAGATCAAGGTGCTGGGCCGCAGCCCGCTGCATTACTTCGACCGCTTCCTGGCCGAGGACCGGGTGAAGCCCGAGCCGACCCCGGCGATGCTCAAGGGCACGGCGCTGCACACGGCGGTGCTGGAGCCGGAGCTGTGGAACACCACCATCGCGGTGCCGCCGCACAGCTTCGACCGTCGCACCAAGGTCGGGAAGGAGCTGGCGGCCGAGTTCGAGCGCGAGAGCGCTGGGAAGATCGTCCTCTCGCCGGAGGACGCCGACGAGGTTCGCAGGATGGCCGATGCCGTGCGGTCGCATCCTGCTGCTGGCTTCCTGCTGGAGCTCCCAGGCCGGCGGGAAGCTAGCTACTCCTGGACCGACCCGGAGACGGGCCTCGAGTGCAAGACCCGACCGGACTGGCACAGCGAGGATCGGCGGATCGTGGTCGACGTGAAGACGTGCCGCGATGCGTCGAGGGTGGAGTTCGCCAAGGCGATTAGCAACCTGGACTACCACGTCCAGGCGGCATGGAACCAGACGGCCCTCGAGGCTGAGCAGTTCCTGACGATCGCGGTGGAGAACGAGCGGCCCTATGCCGTGGCGGTCTACCCCGCGAGTGGTGCGCTGATCGCCGCCGGCCAGCGGCGGATCGAGGCCGCGATGACGATCCTGGCCGAGTGCTGGAAGTCAGGCCGATGGCCTGGCTATGGCGACCTGGTGCAGGAGCCGATCGAGCTTCCGGCATGGTGCCGGGACTGACCCCCCTTGTTGAGAACCATTCGCAGTAAACCCATGAGCGATTCAACCGCCCTCACGACCACGACCCAGCAGCCGGCCGCCGGTGCGCTGGACTTCCTCCACAACGGTGCTGCCCTCGACCACCGCTACCGGCTGGCCAAGGCCTTCAGCATGAGCGGCATGGTGCCGACGCACTTCCAGGGAAAGCCCGAGGCCTGCCTGGTCGCCATGCTCTACGCCGAGCAGCTGGGTGAGCATCCGATGCTCCTGTTCCAGGAGATCAGCGTGATCAACGGCCGGCCGAACACATCGGCACGGTTCGCCATCGCCCGCGCCAACAAGTCCGGCCTGCTCCAGGGCCCCATCACCTGGAAGAGCAAGGGCCAGGGCGACGCCCTCGAGGTGACGGCCTCAGCGGTGCTGCGCGACACCGGCGAGGTGATCACGGCAACGGTGAGCATGAAGGAAGCCGCGGCCGACGGGTGGACGCGCAACCCGAAGTACAAGTCGATCCCGGAGCAGATGCTGCGGTGGCGCGCTGCCACGAGGCTGATCAACCTTTACTTGCCGGAGGTGCTGTTCGGCTTGGGTGTGCGTGAGGAGGCCGAGGTGCGTCCTGCGCAGGTGACGGTGGAGAGCAGCGGCAGCGTGGTGGCAGATCTGAACCGGCAGATCGCGGCGAAGGCTGGCGAGAATGCATCAGATTCTGGCGATGAAGTGATTGTCGAGACTGTGGCTGTCCAGGAAGAGTTACATCAACCAGAGGTCCAAGACCCGTTCTGAGGAGGAGTGAATGAGTGTGAGTGAGCGACCGTACTTGACCAGCAAGGAGGTTGCCGTCCGCTGGCGGCTGAGTGATCAGACGTTGGCGAACTGGAGATCAGCGGGCAAAGGCCCGCCCTTCATCCGGGTTGGCACCCGGGTTCTATACCCCATCGAGGGGATTCACGCATACGAACGCATCGATCAATCATGGCTTTCACAGGATTCTTCTCCGGCCATCTCGGCCGAGACCCAGAGCTGAGGTACTTGGACACCGGCGGCATGGTCTGCAACTTGACGGTGGCCGTTAGGCAGCCGAAGAAGAATGGCGAGGACCGACCGCCCAGGTGGGTGAAGGTCGCCATCTGGGGCAAGTCAGCGGAGTATGTCGGGAACCACTGCCGGAAGGGCGACGGGGTGATCTGCACCGGGAGGATCGAGCTGCCCGAGCTCTACACCGACCGCAACGGTGAGATGCGGGTGGCCGAGAAGTTCACGGCAGATTCGGTCGAGAAGTGGACCGATGCCCGGCCGCGGCAGGGCGATGCGCAACCTGGCGTCGCCCCTGCTGCTGCGCCTGCCCCTGCCGCTGCGGTGGCTCCTGCGCCGCGGCCGGCTGCCCCAGCGGTGGCTGACGACGAGATCCCGTTCTGAGGTCGGCCATGGATGGCTTTCTTGCGGCACTGGCTGGCCTGCGGGCCCAGGTTCCTGATCGCGTGCTGATGGACCTGGTCGACCTGCAGGTGCTGGTCGGTGACAGCATGCCGGCGAAGGTGCCGGTGGAGACGCTGCAGGAGCGGTGGGGGATCACCGGCGTGCACGTGTCGACGCGGATGTCGCAGCTGCGGAAGCTGGGGCTGGTGCGGTACGACCGCGGGGTTCGGGGAGCGCCGGGGTATGAGGTGTGGGGCCTGGGCCCCAGACCAGCATTGTGAATCATTGTTACAGGTCGGTCCGTTGAGGGCCGGCCTGCTCGATGATTCCCTCAGGCAACCAGCCCACACACCTCATGGACATCCTCGACTCCACCTACTACCGCGAGCACGGCCGCAAGCCTCGCGGCCGAGGCTCCTGGGCCTTCTGCCCCTGGAGCAAGAAGAACGCTCCCGACTACCTGGAGCACACGGTCTTCAGCCCCGGCGGCATGACGTTCACCGAGGCGAAGCGTTGGGCGAAGCAGCATCCGGTCCTGTCCGGCTTCCGCACCGTCGCGGTGATGCCCTGAGCGGCGCGCCTCATCCCATTGTTCTTCACCCCATGTCCAAACCCAGCATCACCCTTGTCGGCCGCGCCTCGCGGCTGCAGTGCCACTCCGATCACGTCTCCTTCCTGCTCACCGTCAAGGGCAAGGGCCAGGGGCCTGAGCTTGTCGTCGAGTGCCACGCGCACCGCCAGCGCGACATCGAGACGTTCGAGAGCATGGACGATGGCAGCCTGGTCGGCGTCATCGGCGGCTTGCGGCCGATCGAAGAGCAGCACGCGCACTCCATCGTGCGGCTCGACCGCCTGGAGCTCCTCGGCAAGCCCCGGGAGGTGGCGTGATGGCCCCGCAGATGCTCTACCACGGCGACGGCTGGACGATCACCCAGGATCCGGTCTTCAGCGACAATCCCAACCTGGTCCGGTTCCACCGCCAAAGCCGGATGCGGACCCTGCTCGACCAGATCGCCGAGTGGGATCCTGACGCTCAGGCCTGGGTCTCAAGGCGCTGGGTGCCAAGGTCGCCGAAGGTACCGCTGTCGCTGATCAACAAGGTCGTGGCCCACATGCGGGGGCAGGCCTGATGTTCAACCCCGACTTCTACCCCACCCCTGAAGCGGTGGCGGCCACGATGCTCGACCCCCTCGACCTGCGTGGTCGGGTGGTAGTCGAGCCCAGCGCCGGCTCCGGCAACCTAGTCCAGGCGTGCCTGGAGCGCGGTGCGTCGGAGGTGCTGATGGTGGAGCCGGAGCCACGGCTCCGGGCCATCCTGGCCGGCCTGCAGGGCGACTGCCGGCTGATCGGCAACGACTGGCTGGCCGTCACCGCCGACCAGATCAGCCATGCCGACCTGGTGGTGATGAACCCGCCTTTCAGCGCGGACGAGCACCACATCCTCCACGCCTGGCAGGTGGCCCCGGCCGGCTGCGAAATCGTAGCCCTCTGCAACTGGAACACGGTCTCAACCGACCGGTGGAGCAACAGGGCCAGCCGGGAGCTGAAGACGCTGATCGAGCAGTACGGCAGCAGCCAGAACCTCGGCTCGGTGTTCGACGATGCCGAGCGCACCACGCAGTGCGAGATCGGCATGGTGCGGCTGACGAAGCCGGGCCAACGTGTAAGCGGGGCTGATGAGTTCGACGGGTTCTTCCTCGGTCCCGATGACCTCGAGGCCCAGGGCGAGGGGATCATCCCCTACCGGCGCTCCCGCGACCTGGTGAACCGCTACGTGGAGGCGTGCCGGATCTACGACGAGCAGCTGGCCGCCGGCGTCCGGCTGCAGGCGGCGGTCGGCGGGATCTACAAGGGCGAGCTGGGCATCCGGATCAGCATGGAGGGCTGCAGCGCCAGCAGGAACCGGTTCCGGAAGGAGCTGCAGAAGTCCTTCTGGAAGTCGGTGATCGACGAGATGCTGCCCCAGGCGATGGCGACGAGCCAGCTGCAGGGGGACATCAACCGGTTCGTCGAGCAGCAGGTGCAGGTGCCGTTCACGGAGCGGAACCTGTTCCGGATGCTGCAGATCATCGCCGGCACGACGGAGCAACGGATCGACCGTGCGGTGGAGGCCGCGTTCGACGAGCTGACCCGCCACACCCACGAGAACCGGTGGCAGGTGGAAGGATGGAAGACGAACGACGGTTACCTGTTCGGCCAGAAGTTCATCGTGCCGTATCTGGCCGAACCGGACTGGAGCGGCGGCACCGTGAGCATCAAGTGGGGCGGCAACCGGCCGAAGGTGCAGGACCTGGTGAAGGCCCTGTGCTACGTCACCGGCCGCCAGCACGAGGAGGTGGACAGGCCCGCTGCCGGCTGGGAGAGGCTCGCCGCCGGCGTCTGGCACGACTGGGGCTTCTTCGAGTTCAAGCTCTACAAGAAGGGCACCGGCCACTTCAGGTTCAAAGACCTGGAGGACTGGGCGGCGCTGAATGGCCGGATCGCCAAGATCAAGGGCTACAGCCTGCCGGAGAAGCTCCGGCGCAAATCCAATCGCAAGACCACACGATGAGACGACTCGTTGAGTTCAACATTGGTGACACCGTCCATGCACACGGATGGCCGGAAGACATCACCTTCACCATCACCAACATGTTTCAGATCGATGGCGTGCCGTACTTCACACTGCGCGCCGGCAACGGTGATCTATACCGAGTGCCGAAGCTGCACGTCTGCCACTACCCTCTCCACCAACGGAAATGACACGGTCCTATGTTCTGCGCCGCGGAGCCTGCTGGCTCTGCCTCCCGCCTGGCGTGAGCCAGGATCAACGCCGGTCCTGGTGCCTTGGTGTCGAATGGTCAACCGACCGCAACAGGGCATGGAAGGCTGCCACAATAGACGTGGCGATCGAACGCCAGACCCTGGCCCGGGCACTGCACGGCTGGGCAACAACGATTCAAGCGAAACATGACTGATCAGGAAGTTCAGGATCAGATCGACGAGTGGTACGACATGGATGGCCGGAACGATCCGGCGCATCCGTTCCACGCTCGTTACACCGGCCTCAAAGAAAAGTACGCTCTCACCATCAATGACTGTTCTGCCCGATTGGATGATCAAGGCGGCTGCCCTGCAGGGGATGATCCAGCCGTTCAACGAGGAGCAGCTGAATCCTGCGAGCTACGACCTGCTGCTGGGGGATGAGCTGCTGATCGAGTCTGCCGAGGGGCCGGAGCTGCGGCCCTACCCCCTGGGCGACCACGACGAGGGCCGCCCCTACCTGCTGGTGCCGGGCCAGTTCGTGCTGGCCTCGACGCGCGAGACATTCGCCCTGCCGGACTTCGTGGCAGCGCGGTTCGTGCTGAAGTCCTCCAGGGCCCGCGAGGGTCTGCAGCACCTGCTGGCGGGATGGTGCGACCCGGGGTGGCACGGCAGCCGGCTGACGCTGGAGCTGAAGAACGTGCGGCAGCTGCAACCGATCAGGCTGTGGCCTGGAATGAAGATCGGCCAGATGGTGTTCCACCAGATGGCGGCAGCACCCGATCGCAGCTATGCGGAGACCGGCAGGTACAACGGCGACCAGGGCGTGCAGGGGAGCCGGGGCTGATGGGACGGGTCATCACGCAATGGCCGATCGGCCGCGGCCGGATCGAGCAGTGGGAGGACGACCAGGGGAAGCCCTACTACCGCGCGGTGGTGGGCGACCAGGCGCGCAGCTGCGAGGACCTCTACCTGGCGGAGATGTACCTAAGGCAGATGGTCGCAGCTGCCCAGCGTGAACGATTGTTACAGATCGACAGATGCCGGGCGGAGTCTGGGTAGGGTTACGACAGGGCAGCAGCCCATTCACTGCACGTTGCATCCATGACGTTGACGACACGAGTCCTGGAGTTCATCCAGAATGCACAGCCGGGGGATGCCCTGGCGTTGAGCACCGATGCCTGCTGCGAGATGCGGCAGGGAATCTACCTGGCGGCCGATCGGCTGCTCGACCGCCGCGACCTGGTGATCTACTGCCCGGGGGAAGCTCCGGTGGTGATGCGCTACGGCGGAGCTGGCAATGTGCTGGCGTGCGCGCAGGAGCTGGCGGCCCGGACCGGCCGGGAGCTGGAGCGATGAGACGCCGCATCATCAACCTGCTGACGTTCCTGCTGCCGGTGGTGGTGATCGCCGTGGTGATCCATGACCACGGGACGATGCTGCCGCGGATGGAACGTTGGCAATGAAGCGCCGGCAGTACCAGGTGCCGGGCCTGTGGGTCGAGACCTGCGGCAGTGGGTTCAACGCCTGCTACCGAGGCAGCGCCCGATGGTTCGCCAACCGGGCAGATCTGGTGAGCTGGCTGAAATGGCCGAAGGGCCCATCGAAGGATGCGCTGACGGCCTGGCTGGACGAGATCGAAGCACCTGCTGCCGCCGAAGCGGTGGAGCAGGACCCAACAGCAAACACTCGCACGATCATCTGATGACCGACATCAATGCAACGCTGGCCGAACGTGGCGCACGCTACGGAGACTTCATGGGCCACGCTGAGGTGACGCAGGAGCTGAAGAACTGCCTGCGGGATCACCTCGAAGCACGGAGCAAGATCCTGTCGCCGGACCAGCTGGAAGCGCTGGACATGATCTGCCACAAGATCGGGCGGATCATCAACGGTGACGCCGACTATGCCGACAGCTGGGTCGACATCGCGGGCTATGCGCAGCTGGTGGCGAACCGCCTCCTGGGCAAGGGGGTGCTGTGATGGACCCAAGAGAGGACAGCTACATCCAGGAGCTGGCCAAAATGATCGCGGACCTGCGGCAGGAAAGCTACAAGCAACTGCAGCGCATCGAGGCGCTGGAGGCCGCGCAGCAGCCGGCAGGAACCGACCACGCCGGATGGCACCGCCTCAGCGATGTGAAGCCACTCAACGGCGCACAGTGCCTGTTCCGGGTTCATCCGAACCTGTTGCACAGCAGGGGTGTCTGGGTTGGCCAGTCACATTCGCCGTCTGGCTTCTACACTGATCTCGGCCTTTTCGTCGGCGATCCTGCGCTGATCTGGTGGAGC